GCTCTTGTGTGAACTGCTCTCGGAGCTGAGCTGTCAAGCGTTCCCGGTCTAGTGTCACTGCCTCGATCTTGACCTCTGCGGCCTTGGCGACGGGCAGAGTCTCCACTAGCGGATTAGTGGGCATAAACTCTAAGCCCTCAAACACCACCTCGGGATAAGCGTTCTGGTCTGCGGGGTCCACCACGAAATCAAAGGTCTGCAGGTTGTAGTCGGCTTGAACCTCTTCAATACCCTCTGAGTTGGGCACCGTCGAACCGAAGCCACGAGAGCTGACACCGATCTTACAGCCCGCAGCTAAGAGCGCCTGGAGGTCTTTGCCTCGCTGGGTGTCAAGGATCTCGGCGCGGCCACGAACGATGCCGTCTTCGCCTAGGGTAAGCCCAGTAATGACGTGGGAAACCCGCTGCAGCATGGTACGGCCATCAGCTGGATGATCAATCTCGCCCAGCACTTGACGGTTCTTCAATGCGGCGTCTAAACGAGCAACCTGCGACTCCATCACAGCGCGAGAATAACGACGCTTGTTGGCAGTAGGCTTATTGGTGTCCGCGAACTCTCCCTCGACCTGTACGCGGCGAATCACGCCAGGGGTTGGAGGGGTCTTGTCCTCGACAAGGTGCAGCGGAACGATTCGGTGATCGACGAGAAGTTTGGGTGCAGACTTAGTTACCATTTTCGATTCTTTCTCCCCTGAAACGGAGTACCCCGGAGCATCTTTGGCCCAGGGTGTTTGACTCGTCGTGTTACCGACGTAAAGAGCTTCATCCTGCGAGCTGTGAGACCCAGAGCCTCCCGCCGACCACTCTGGTATGCGGTTCGACGCTGGCGCCAGGCCTCATCTATTTTCCCAGGCTGTTGCTCGCCTCCGCTTCCTCGGCCAACTCTTGGCCCATCACTTCATACAGCTCAGTCGCATCCATCACCACATCGCTCATCGCACGATACTGCGCTTCCAGTGCGACGCCATCGATCGGATCGGTGCTCTCTTGTAAGTTGAGTACGACGTTGTTCGCACGGTCTGCGAGCGCGTCGTAGTCTTCCGAGAGGCCGATGAGGTCGTTGCTCTGGTAAGCCGTCCCAAAGATTTTGAACGCACGGCTTAGAAGGTCAGCGTGTAGAGCAACCTCCGCAAAGCCCTTGATGACTTGGTCGGTCTCTTCGGCGCGAGTGTTAGCGAGAAGAGCATCGACCTCAGTGATGAGGGTCTCGACACCATCTACTGGTGTCTCGGTGGTCTCACGGTGCAGCTTGTGGTTCAAACGCTTGGCTCGTTTAGAGGCCTTATGGCCTGCAGAGCTGTGAGCGTAATGCTTGCGTGCTGCCTTAGTCTTGCGGGCAGCTTGGCGCCACTGCGCTCGCTCGCCAGAGGTATGTCGCTGGGCCTTAACCAGCTTCCCACCCTCACGTCGCTTCTTCTCTTCGAGAGGTGCGACATCGGCGGGAGGTAGGGCGACAGCAACAACCGGCTCACCGGGGAGCGAGGCCGAAGGAGGCCGTTCCGTGAGGAAGGTTGTCTCGCTCAGCACTTGACGCCCAAGTGTAGTAGTTGGTGTAGTAGTGGCGGTCTTTGGTGTAAGGGGGTACCCGAGCTGGGCCAGCTCTAAGTCCAAGTCGAAGACTTTGTTCACGGTCTAAACTCCTTGTTGTAGCACCGACTTACACCGAAGCCCCATAATCTAGGCAGTTGTACTGCCCCTCTGGAACCCTGTCAAGCGGTACTGTTAGTTAACTCAGTCCTATAGATCAGTACTACACTTCCAAGTACTGGAAAACAGTGGGTTAGACCCCCTGTCAAGCTTATTTATCTAAGTGGAGTGTACTGGAACCGAACAAAGGCGCAAGAGGAGAAATCTATAGGTCAGCGTGAATTGTGTAGGCGTGTAGCCTCGGTTTGTAGGCGAGTGGTCTTGCTAAGGTCCGACATCAAGCCAGAAATGTTTTCCAAGCGACGAGCTAAGCGCGCATCCGACAACACAAGCTTGTCTAGCTTCGATTCCAGTTGCTTCTCGTGCTCTCGATTACCCTCTAGCAGCGCTCGCTCATCCCAGCGACCTCGCTGATGTCCCTGCAAGAAGCTACGAGCGCTCGTTAGAACAAGACGCTCACGAGCCTCTACGCCCTCTGGAGCAGGAGCTGGGACGCCACCGGCCTCGGGCGGGGGAGCGAGGATCTGCTGCCCTTGTGCTTGACCTTGGGCCTGTTCTACAGCCCCGCGCATGACGTCCTCTGTCTTCTCCTTGAAAATGGTCTCAATCTCGTCGTCACTCATCGCAAAGACCTTCGATAAGATCCAACGACGGGAAACAAAGAGGTCCATCCTCGTTGCGAAGTCAGCCCTGGCGTTGTTGACCTCCATCTGAGCAAGTTCGTAGATCGCGGAAGGCACCGGCATGTTGATCTTGAACTGCACTTGGGTGGGGTCATACATGTTGCGGATGATGAGGTGCTGCCTAACCACATGGCTCAAACCGCCGATTAGCTCCTGCTGAATCCTCAGTACCAAGCGCGCAAATTGAATGTCCTTCGACGACAGGGGCGACTTGTCGATCACGTCGCTCTGGGTCAAGTAAGAACGGGGCATTCCGATCGAGGCATAGAGCCGGTTCTGGAAGAACTCCAACAGCTCAGTGCTGGGCCAGCCCTGCGAGGATAACGTGTCGATCCTCGAACCGTCCGCACCTTTCCTTACAGGTACGAGGATGTGGTCTTCCGAACTCAAAGGATTAAACTTCAGCGAAAGCTGGTTCGTCGCCGGGTCAATGAACCTCTTTTTGTTGAGCTGGTGGCGATATTTGGTTAGCGCAGCGAGAGCTTCGTTGGGAGGGGTGTCGCCCACATCCACGTAGAACACCAAGCGGTCTTGTGCCTTCTGCAGCTGGTGCAGCATCGCAGAGTCTTCCAGCAACCAGATCCGTTTGACGACGCTCCTGGCGTTGTCGAGGACACTGGTTCCGTAGACGCTCTGGCGGTCTTTCAAGCGAAGACGAAAGTGAACCATCTCCCAAGGCTCGAACGCAGCGATATAGACCCCTGTACCTGCTCCTGGGGGCACCGCTCCTTCTTGCGCAGGCTTACCCTCAATCTTGTTCTGTATCAGTTGGCGCGACTGCTGAAAGTTGAAGTTGCCGCGACCGGAGGTATCTTGGATGAAGCCATAACAGGTACCCCGCTCGTCTTCCACGCGACGCATGGTGTGGGCGCGCATATGAGAGAGCCCGGCGACTCCGTCCTTATCAAACAAGATCTCCTCAAAGTCGTTGCCCTTCTGACAGGTTGAGCGCGCGATCGACCAAATGTCTTCGTCGATACGGAGCGTATTGTCGAAGAGGTCGTCGATGACCTTGAGAATCTTCTTGTCCTTAGCGGTAGCCCACACAATCTGCCGACGCTGGATGTCAGCCTGTGTGACGTTATCTGCGATTACGTTGAGGGCAGATGCGAGGTCACCGTAGGCCTCGATAGAATCCAGCTCAGCGTAACGAGCCATGAGATCCGACTCAAGACGAAGATAGGCCTCCGTCGTCGTGATCCCGTACTCACCACCTAGATTGTAGCCAGTGAGCGGTGGAGCAATCTGTGGGTTCCCTGTCTGAAGCTTAGCGCGCACCTGTGACTTATCGTCTGCGAAGAATGTTCGCAGACGCTTCGCCGCGCTTGCGGTCGCCCCCTCGTAAAGCTCGTCCCAAAAGCCCATCAGTCACCACCTAAACCCGCACTGTCAGGACAGATTTATCCTAAAAAGGGAACAAGTATCCCCTTGCGAGCTAACTCAGCCACAATATCATTTGGCGAGGAGAAAGCCATAGGCGATGTCGTAGACTCCCTGCGCTTCGACTCTACCCAGGGGTCCGCACCCATACCACCCGTTCTCATAATCGGTAGCGCAGTCGCTAGCTTCATCTGAGAAAGTGTATACACACAGCCCGCCAGCGCATCTGAAAGATCACTTTTCCCGCCTTGCGCATGATCCACTTTCTTCTTCTGCACGTCGATCTCTAAAAGCTTTAACTCGTCGAACAACGGAGGATAGTCGTAGAGCACGATGCGGTCTTCATAGAAGGCCTCGCGTAACACGTCATAGACCGCGGTTGACTTGCTCAGAGGCAAGAGCTGCGTCTGGTAACCTCGCTGCTGTAGGGCTTGCATACCCTCGTAGGGTTGGAACCGATCGAAGGACACTTGCGTCACCGAGAAGCCGTGAGCGCTTAGCTCATAGACAAGATTACGCACCCCACCCAGGTCAATCTCGCCTCCCAGGGGTGGGTCAACCTGAAGCACCAAGTCAATGTAGTAGATTGGTGCCCGTTCGACATATTTGTTTCCGTCGTGAGCTTGACGAACAACATCCTTCCAGCCCGCGATACCACCGCAGACAAAGCCCGTCGCGTCGTTCTTAAGCGACATGTCAATGTGAATATGCCGCGCCGCAGCTGGGAAGTATTTTGGTCTAAAAAGACGAGGGGCTTGGCGTGCCGGTGGCATACCAGGGTCAGGCATCTGCTCGTCGATCAGTCGCTCCCAAATGAAGCCACCCGGCTTGGATTGGTCAAGAGTAAGTGTCGAGAACGGGTGTAGACGACCCGGCTTCGCGGAGGCCAACAGCTTGTCTTGGCGGCGAAAGAAAGGCGAGATCGAGGCTGTTGCAATTCCCGCCAAGTCTCTGACCGCTCCATCCAAGTCACGTTCAAAGCTGGGTCTAAGATCGATCGGAACCTCGAATAAAACAGAGCCTTCTGGCATCGACAGCTTGGTCGCTTCAACTTCGTCGGCTTCGACAATTTTTGTACCCGAAGCTCCCGGCGCAACCAAAACGTGGAAGCGCTCTGCTTTAAAGTCTTGGGGGCTTAGATCCCACTTGGCGAAGTCCCGAACAAAGAGCGAAGCGTCCTGCCGAGAACTTGCAATCAACCTCGTCGTAAAATCCGACTCGGTCTGCTTTGACGACGCGATCACGAACATGCCTGGCGTGCGGCCCAGCTTCATAAAACGCGACGACATACGGTTGAGCAGAAGGTTGTAGATTACCTCCGCACGGTCTTTCTCAGCGCCGTAACGCTTGTCGAACTTCTTCGCGCTTGCTCGGTTCTGGTTTAGAAAGTTACCTTCGTCCAGAAACACCGCGATGACGTTCTTACCGAGCATGGAGTGAT